CCGTGGCCTGATGTATCAGATCGAACGCGAAGCCAACGTAATCGCCAAGGAAACTCGTAGAGGAAAGGGTAATTTCGTCCTCTGCTCCAGCGATGTTGCTTCTGCACTCGCCATGGGTGGCTTCCTCAACATCAGTCCAGCCCTTAACACCAACCTCTCGGTTGATGATACTGGCAACGTATTCGCTGGTGTTCTCAACGGACGTTTCAAGGTCTACATCGACCCATTCGTTCCAGCTGGCGTAGACTTCTTCATGGTCGGCTACAAGGGTACCTCACCATACGATGCTGGTATGTTCTACTGCCCATACGTTCCTCTACAGATGGTACGTGCAGTCGGTCAAGACACCTTCCAGCCAAAGATTGGTTTCAAGACCCGCTACGGCATGGTAGCCAATCCATTCGCCAAGGGCAAGACCAGCTTCGCTGGATCAAACGCTCTCACCGATGGTCTAGACTCGAACAGCAACGTCTACTACAGACTGACCCGCGTCGAGAACCTCCACGGCCTCAAGGCTTCAGTTGGATAAACTGAATAATTAGTCGGAAAAGGGTGGCGAAAGCCACCCTTTTTCATTTCATAAATACTAGTATGTTCAATTCTGCCAATATTCCAGAAAATTTAAAACAGTATCTACCAGGTGATTTTCAGACAAAAAATCCATCCACACCGATACGTAATAATTTCTTGATGCAGAATCGGTTTCTGTTTCTGATCAATAGATGCCCCACTGTGACCTACTACCTTCAGAGGGTCAATCTACCCTCTATAAGCCTCGGAGTGAGCTCACAGTCGAATCCTACGGGCATAGACATAAGACTACCAGGTAATCGCTACATCTTCGAGGATCTACAGGTAAGTTTTCCCGTTGACGAGGATATGAAGAATTACAGAGAGATATTTGATTGGATCAAGGCAATTGCTCCTTGGACTAATAACAAGGAAGCTCTTGTCCAGCAGAAGAAGACATCAGACGCCACTTTGATGATTTTTAATAATGCATATAAACCAATCATGATCTACAAGTATTATAATATTTTTCCCTCGTTTGTTTCTGGACTGGATTTCGATATCACCCTGAATGATGTCGAACCATTGATTGCTTCAGTAGTATTTACATTTACACATTTTGATGTACTTGAAGATTTTACTGATTAATGATATAATACATCTATGAATATAAGTGATATTAAAAAAATGGCATTTGATGATGTCCAGATCGACAACACAAGTCTGGATCGAGAATCATCGATAATTCCACAACAACATAACAAGTATCTTTCAATTCTATCTGATGAGAAACTCGTTCTCGCCAGATATGAAGCGGATCTCAATATTCTCAGAAAGAATAAATGGCTTTATTATTCTGGAAAGTTGAGCGAAGAAGAGCTATCTGAGCACGGATGGGAGCCATGTCAATTGAATATTCTTCGAAATGATGTCGATAGATTTCTTGAAAGTGATCAGGATCTCATCGACTTGGCCCTAAAGGTTGCTCTTCAAAAAGAAAAAGTAAATTACGTGGAGAGTGTGGTCAAGATCATTTCGAATAAGATATGGTCAATAAGAGCTTCCATTGACTGGATAAAGTTTACACAAGGTCTGTGATGGTAACAGTTGATAAGGTAGATGAGGTATTTCTAAAGGTTGATTGTGATGAATCCATCGCAAAGGAGTTATCTTCATTCTTTACCTTTAAGGTTCCAAACCATCAATTCACCCCAGCTTTCAGAAAGAAGCGTTGGGATGGAAAGATAAGACTATTCAATCTTGCATCAAGAACCACATATGCTGGCCTTACAGACTACATCGTGAAGTTCTGTCAGGAAAGATTTTATCCAATCACCATTAATAATGACACACGAATAAAATTCACAAAGGATCAGATACTTGAATGGTTGAACAAACAGACTATTTATTCTGGAGGAAAGCAGATTATTCCTCACTCATACCAGATCGATGCAGTGGTGAATGCGATCATCAACAACAGAATACTGCTTCTTTCACCGACTGGCTCTGGAAAATCGCTTATAATCTATCTCTGTATAAGATTTTTACTGGATCATACGGATCGAAAAAGATTTCTGATCGTGGTCCCGACAACGGGATTAGTCACTCAGCTGGCTTCTGACTTTGTTGATTATTCAAACAGAGATAAGAATTTATTGAAACAAATTCATACTTTGTTTCAAGGACATGAAAAAACAACAAATAAGCAGATTGTAATTTCAACTTGGCAGAGTATCTTCAGGGAAGCAGAGGATTTCTTCACTGATTTCTATGGCGTGATCGGAGATGAGTGCCACTTATACAAAGCAAAATCACTTGTCTCAATCATGAGAAAACTCAAGAATGCTCCATTTCGCATTGGAACAACAGGAACACTCGATGGAACACAGGCGCACAAACTGATCATCGAGGGGCTATTCGGAAGATGTCATTCAGTAACAACCACGAAAACACTCATTGACGATAAGGTTCTGTCAAGCCTCAATATACAGGCCATTCTTCTTTCATATTCAGAACAAACATGCAGGAATCTAAAGAAAATTCCATATGCTCAGGAGATGGAATGGATTATAACGAATAAGCAAAGAGATAATTTCATTTCAAATCTTGCTTCTCATATTCCTGGAAATGTGCTTGTTCTGTTTAATTTTGTGGAGAGACACGGCATTCCCCTTCACGATGAGATCAAGGCCATGGGTAAGAAGGAAACCTTCATGATCTATGGAAAGACCGAGGTAGATGAGCGAGAGGAAATTCGCCATATCGTGGATAAACACACGAACAGCGTTCTGGTGGCTTCATATGGCACCTGTAGTACAGGAATCAACATAAAGAATATCAATGCAATCATATTCGCATCACCGTCAAAGTCTGTGGTGAGAATTCTGCAGTCAATTGGAAGAGGATTGAGAAAATCAGAGATTAAGGATAGCGTGGTTGTTTATGACATTGGTGATGATCTTAGACACAAATCTCACAGAAACCACACCCTAAAGCACATGGATGAGAGACTTGAAATATATACTAGAGAGAAGTTCACCTATGATGTCAAGAACATTCGCTTAAAGGAGCAATAATGAACTGCAAGATCCTGAAATTAAATAATGGAGAAGAGATCATAGCGAATGTCGAGGAAACCGAGAATACGATCATAATTGATCAACCCATGGTATTTTCCACATCAACTATGACCGATCAGATAGGCCGTCCAATAGATGTGACATTTCTCAAGGACTGGCTCAATCACAGCGATAATAAGAAGATCGAACTTGAAAAAAGCAAGATTGTGATGATGACTGATGCCAGTAAGAAAAGCGTTGAATTCTATGATCTCGAAAAAGCAAAGAATTCACTCACGGAAGAGACTGTGATCGAAGGGGATGGAAAGCCTCTTGAACAGCTTCTTGCGGAGATGGACAGGTTGATGGGTGAAATGACAGATGCAGAAATGAATGATCTTTCAGATCAAGAGAGAAACTATAACGAGTATTCTGAGATGGAGGAAGAAGAATACCGTAGAAAGAAAAAAAGACGCAAGAAGCGTCGAAATACCAATCCCAATAGCATGATTCCAGAGGAACTGCAGAATCGTCCCATGATTTACATGAATATGATTATTCCCCCAGAGGCCATAATGAATTTAATTTCCTCTGGAGTAATCGATCCAGATATGATTCAGGCTATGATTGATCAGGTGAAGAAGAAGAACAAGTTCACTGGAGACGAAAAGACTCGACAGGACTTTGGCAACAAGTTCTCAGATTGGAATCCAGATCCTTCTAGTGATGACTATAAGTAACTGAAGCTATACCATCTCTTATACCACACAGGAATTATAATGCACTGAAGAAAACTTGTCAAGAGGGTATTTGACATTTTTAAAAAAATACTTGTGTTCTACAAAAAATAGTGTATAATGTACATATGTCGCAAAGTAAAAAAGCAGATAAAAAAGAAAAACATTATGTAAATAACGATGAATTTCTTGCTGCCATGGTAAAATGGAAAAAGCAAGTAAATAAATCGAAGAAAAAGAGCGAGAAGATACCGCCTGTGACTGATTACATCGCAACTTGCTTCTTCAAGATTGCCGAACATCTCTCACATAGACCAAATTTCATCAACTACCCCTTCAAGGAGGATATGATTGGTGATGGTATCGAGAATTGCCTTCAATACGCCCACAACTTTGATCCAGAGAAGTCTGAGAATCCGTTCTCGTATTTCACCCAGATCATCTACTATGCCTTCCTGAGACGAATAGAGAAGGAAAAAAAGCAGGCGTACATCAAGTACAAGTGCCTTGAGATGAATAATATAGACCAGAAATTCACGGATTGGTTGAGGGAAAACAAGGAAGCAGCAACCTTTGGAGAATTTCTACAGAAGAACTTCTTTCTCTCAGAGCAGGACATTGAGAGTATAGAGAATAAAATAGTCGTGAAGAAGAAGAGAAAGCGTACAAAATGAAGATTGCAATCATAAATGACACGCATTTCGGTCATAAGAATGATTCACCTTTTTTTCTTGAAGAGTCTCTGAAGTTTTTTGAAGATCAATTTTTTCCTTACCTTAAACAAAATAATATTCGTCATGTTCTTCATCTTGGAGATCTGATGGATCGCAGAAAGTATGTAAATTTCAACACACTGCATCAAGTGCAGGAAAGATTTATGTCGTATTTTGAACAAAACGACATCAAGCTTCACATAACAATAGGAAACCACGACACATATTTTCGAAACACGAACAAGGTGAATTCAATACGTGAGCTGTTTGGAAAGTATTCTTCAATAGAGATATATGAAGAACCAACAGATCTTTATTTTTCTGGGCTTAAAATAGCCTTAATACCATGGATGACAAAAGACAATGCGGATAATTGCCTGGATTACATTCAATCTACGTCTGCTTCTATTCTTGCTGGGCATTTCGAAATCAATGGATTCGAAGTAGTCAGTAATATTCGCCACTCTAGCGGAAATGACATAGGAGTCTTTCGAAGATTCGACAAGGTTCTTTCTGGTCATTTTCACCTGAAGCAATCACGTGAGAATATTCATTATCTCGGAACTCAATATCAACTCTCATTTGCAGATGTGAATGCCAAGAAAGGATTCACTGTTCTTGATACGGAAACCAGAGAACTGGAGCATGTCGAGAACAGCCGAAGAGTATTTCATGTTCTGAAATACGACGATGTAGCTGGCATCTCCAAAATAAATTGTGATGATATTCGCGGTGGAAATGTCAAACTTGTGGTTGTGAACAAAAACAAACCAAAGTTATTCGACTCATTCATCGACACACTGATGCAATGTGAATTGCAGGAACTCAGTGTAGTTGAGGAGTTTGAGAGAAGTTCAGATAGCGATGAAGCCATAGATATCACACAGGATACACTAAGCATCATTGCTTCCGAGATCGACTCGAATGAGAATATTCACAACAAGGAAAAAATCAAGAACGTAATTCGAGAACTATATGTGGAGAGTCTAAGTGTATGAGTGATAAAAAACACCCAGCGGAAGAACTTCTGTTTGAAAAGGAAGAAAAGCCAGTTTTTCGTTCAATGGTCGTACCAGACCAGGTTTTGACAAATGATTCAGTTTCGAAAGATAAGATTTAAGAATTTTGGTTCGTTTGGTAATGTCTTCACTGAGATTAATTTCGAGAAGGCACAGACGACATTGGTCTGCGGCAATAATGGAAGTGGAAAGTCATTTGCACTTCTTGACTCACTGACCTTTGCTCTTTTTGGAAAACCATTTCGTAAAATCAACATTCCACAGTTACAGAACTCCATCAATACAAAGGAATGTATTGTGGAGTTGTTCTTTGGCATTGGAAACGACAACTACAAGGTCCGTAGAGGGCTTGCTCCAAAGGTCTTCGAGATATACAAGAATGACAAGCTAATCAATCAGGAGGCAAAGACGGCTGATTATCAAGCCATTCTGGAGGAGCAAATCATCAAGATGAACTACAAGACATTCACGCAAGTAGTGATTCTTGGAAGTTCATCATTCGTTCCTTTCATGCAACTTGCCGCATCAGATCGAAGAGCTGTTATTGAGAATATTCTAGACATCAATATCTTTACTACGATGAATGTTCTTCTCAAGGGTAAAATCTTGGGCGTAAAGGAAGATCTTCGTTATCAGAACACAAAGATAGACTCACATAATCAGAAGATAGAATATCAGAACAAGATTATAAGTAGAATGCAGAATTCGGTCACGGATGACGCGGCACAGTTTGAAAAAGAGGTAGAGGATCTAAGATCAAAGATCGGTGAGTTGATACTGGAAATGCAGAAAAACAATGAGTCGAGAATGGCGATTGATGAAAGTCTTTCAGATCTTGAAAAAGATTTAGTCAAGACCGATAAATATCTCACGCAGATTTCCACCAAGACGGAGCAGCTACTTGCAGATAAGGATTTCTATGAAAAAGAAACATCGTGCCCGAAATGCAAAGGTATCATCAGCCAGGAAACCAAAGAAGGCAACCTTGGTGAAATCCAAAAAAGTCTTGACCAGTACCAAGAAGCAAACCAAGGTCTTGAAAAGAAAAAGCAAGACAGTGAAGAGAAGATCGATAAAGTCAAAAAAGCTTTAGAAATCAACAAGACCATAGACTTCAACAACCGAATAATTGATACAAGAATTCATTCAATTGAGACTTCAATCACGAATATCTTAAAGAAGCTTGGTCAAAAGAATGATTCTACTGTTGAGATTGAAAAAGAAAAAACTGTTCTTGAGCAAATGACAATTCAACTACATCAACTTGAGAACGAGAAGGAAACTAAAAAGGACGATCTCATAAACTATGAGTATGCTTTTGAAGTCATTCGAGATGGTGGAGTAAAATCCAAGATTATCAAGCATTATCTTCCAGCCATGAACAAGCAGATCAATAAGTATCTGTCTTCCATGGATTTCTTTGCACAGTTTCATCTGGATGAGGATTTCAACGAGACAATCAAGAGTAGACACCGCGATGAGTTCACCTACATGAATTTCAGTGAAGGTGAGAAAATGAGAATAGATCTGGCTCTGCTTCTGGCATGGAGGGATATTGCAAAACTAAAGAATAGTGTAAATTGCAATCTTCTCATTCTTGACGAAGTGTTTGATTCCTCTCTTGATTCTGGAGGAACAGATGAGGTGATGAAGCTTTTGAACAATCTTGGTATCAACTCAAATGTTTTTGTCATAAGCCATAAGGCAGACCAGATTCTGGATAAATTCACCAGCGTCATGTCCTTCGAAAAGAAGAGCAACTTCAGTAAACTACTGAAGTCATAAATATAGGGATGTCAGTATTACAAAATCAACTTTATCTCGTTGGCCCGTATCGCAAGTACGATGCCATTGGTAATTTAAAGATATATGAAGTTGGAGATATCGTTGAATATAATGGGAAAAGATACATTGCCACAAAGGTATTGAGTGGTGTCCTTCCTGCCAGCGTGGAGTCTGGCTGGGAGGAACTGGAAGTAGCCAGAAGATACTACTATTCAACCACAGAACCACAATCTAACAACGAAGGAGACAGGTGGTTGAATCCGACTATAGGCCGTCTATTCATGAGAATAAGAGATGAAAACGGCCATCACTGGGTAGAATTTTAGGAGAAAAAATGGCAAAAAATACAGACAGAAATGGTAAGGGTGAACATCGTCATTCCTCAAAGAATTTTGATCGTCGTGTGAAGGATAAAGAACGATCATCTGAAAGAAACGACTATAAGAACAAACTGAGAAATTTCGTAGAAGGAAATCTTTCTCATCTCGACGAGGATGACCTTGACGAGTTCGAATAATGTGCTATAATACTCGTCATGACATCTACAGACATCAAGATTAGCAAGGCAACCCTGTCAATCCTGAAGAACTTTGCAGGCATGAATTCAAATATTCTGATCAAGCCTGGAAATGTGATCAAGACGATTACTCCTTCTCGAAGCGGAATGGCAGAGGCAGTCATCGAAGAAACATTTGACGTGGAGTTTGGAATCTGGGATCTTAACAAGTTTCTCGGGGTTGTGAGTCTATTCTCCAATCCAGTATTTGAGTTTGGTGAGAAGAGTGTGAAGATCTACGGAGGCCAGAGTGGAAGTGGTTCTGTTGTGAACTATTTCTATTCTGAACCTCGTCTTCTCACTTATCCCAGCAAGAGCGTAAACATGCCACCTACCACCGTGAAGACGGTGATGGAAGAGGGTATGTTCGATGATCTTTCCCGAATCTCATCGGTACTTCAGCTCCCAGACATCTCATTTAGGAGTCAGGGAACTACAATCAACGCCATCGTAACCGACCTCAAGGATCCTACGAGCAACAGTTATACGGTTGAACTTGAAGGAAATGCGGACGGGGCTGAGTTTGAACTCAACTTCAAGATGGAGAATATTCGAGTTCTGCCTGGTGATTATGAGATTTCTTTTGCAAAGAACATTGCAGCGCAATTCTCAAATCAGAATATTGAACTGAACTATTGGTTTGCAATGGAACCTAACTCTCGCTATACTGAGTAACCATGAACAACACTGAATTTCTCTGGGTCGAGAAGTATCGACCCCAAACAATCAACGAGTGTATCCTGCCATCGTCCTTGAAGAAGTCCTTCAAGGACATGGTTGCTAAAGGAGAACCTCAAAATCTTCTACTGTCTGGAACCGCTGGAACTGGAAAGACCACTGTTGCCAAGGCACTTTGCAATGAACTTGGATCGGATTATATTCTGATCAATTGCTCAGAGAATGGCAATATCGACACCCTCCGAACCAAGATCAGGCAGTTTGCCAGCACCGTTTCCTTCACCGAGGCCAAGAAGGTGGTGATTCTGGACGAGTTTGACTATTCAAACGCCCAGAGCATTCAGCCAGCCTTGCGTGGTGCTATTGAGGAGTTTTCAGTCAATTGTAGGTTCATTCTGACCTGTAATTACAAGTCTCGCATCATTGAGCCTATTCATTCACGATGCACCTGTATTGACTTTACGGTAGATCAGAAGGAAAAGGCAATGCTTGCGGCACAGATGCTTGGGCGATGCACTAACATTCTAACTGGCGAAAATGTAAAGTTTGAGATGAATGTGATCGCTGAACTGATCAAGAAGCATTTCCCAGACATGCGAAGAATTCTGAATGAACTTCAGCGTTATTCTGTGTCTGGTAAGATTGACGAAGGCATTCTTGTCAATGTGAATGATGCTGAGATCAAGACTCTGATCGCAGCAATGCGAAACAAGGATTTCTCATCGGTTCGTAAGTGGGTGTGCTCAAATGTTCATCTTTCTGAAACAGACATCTTCAGGAAGATCTATGACAATCTATACGAGTGCATGACACCATCTAGCATTCCACAGGCCATTCTGGTCATTGGCGAGTACCAATACAAGGCGGCTTTCGTGAGCGATCAGGAGATAAACATGGTTGCCTGTCTGGTGGAACTTATGATGTCCTGTGAGTTCAAGTCATGAAACTAGGAGATTATCTAGATTCTCTCAATAATACCAAAATCAACCTGATTGATCGGGATGCAAACTGTGAAAAATGGTATACGGGATTTGTGGTGAACAAAGCGTTCTCACATTTCCCCGATACTATTTTTCAGGCAAATTTCATGAACAAAATGAACCATTTGCCTAAGAAGATGCAGTATGACTATTACTTTTACTCGATCTCCAAGAGAAAGAGGTATTCTCCTTGGAAGGTTAAGGAGGAAGATGAGAATATTGCAAACCTGTGCAAATACTACAATATTTCGACTAAGAAGGCAAAAGAAGCCCTCAATATCCTGACAGAAGAACAACTAAAACACATTCATGATTCACTTAACTCCAATGAAAATATTAAATAATATAAATATTTAATATTTTATGGAGTATTGAATGGAACAAGATGATGATATTTTTGAGGATCTAGGGGTAGAAATCTCGCTGAAGAATAAAGAAGATTTTCTTAAGATAAAAGAAACTCTCACCCGAATAGGTGTTTCCTCTAAGAAAGAAAAGAAGTTATTTCAGTCATGTCATATTCTACACAAAAGGGGTAGATATGCCATCATGCATTTCAAGGAAATGTTCATTCTGGATGATCTAGAAAGTGATCTTTCAGATGATGACATTGGACGCAGAAATACGATTGTAAAACTGCTTATAGAGTGGGGTCTTTGCGATGCGGTTGATCCAGAGGAATATGCCTCACCTCAACTCAGTCTAGCCAGACTCAAAATAGTCTCACATAAGGAGAAAAGCGAGTGGCAACTCGTACCTAAATACCATATAGGAAAGTGAACTATATGGATTATATGCAGGCAATCGGGGCACCGTTTAACGTAAAACAGTCGTCGTGTTCAGATAAAGTACCAAAACATTTCAGTTGGACCAATGATGAAGCACCAATTAAAGTTTTTATGGATGCCGCCATCGGTCATGGTATAAGTTATCCTAAAAAAACTGGGGAAAAGAAGATAGCCTGGGTTTGCGAATCCAGAGCTATTTTTTTTGAAATGTACTTTCCAAAAGATCTTTTTGAAACCCATCTTCAAAAAATTTCTGAAAGTTATGATGCGGTGTACATCTCTGATAAGAGTTATGTTGGAAAGTTTCCAAATATACACTTTGCTTTTGCTGGAAGCAATCTTCCTTGGACTGAAAAACCAAAAATTCATGAAAAAACTAAATTAGTTTCTTTCATCGCTTCCCCCAAAAATCTTACTATTGGTCACCAGATACGCCATTCCTTGGGTGATAAATGGAAAAATAAAGTAGACCTATATGGGGGAGTTTGCGGTTCACCTAGATTTGGATATGAAAAAAGACCATGGGGCGATAAAAGTATAGCGTTGGACCCATACATGTTCTCGATTGTCATAGAAAATGACAAGTATAGTACATACTTTACTGAAAAATTGACTGATTGTTTTGCAACAGGAACAATACCAGTGTACTGGGGAACTCCAGACGTTGGAAACTATTTCAATACCGATGGAATATTGATGCTAAATTCTTCATTTGACCCAGCAGCTCTCACTCCAGATCTATATTATTCAAAGATTGATGCTGTGCAGGATAACTTCGAAAGAGTTATGAGTATGAGTAATGCAGATGACATTCTTTACCAGATGATACAGAAGCTATAAATACTACTATGAAAACACCAGTGATTTCTTTTTATTCTGATATAGAAGGAAGAACCTACTATAGTGATCATGCTACTCGTCTCAAGAAGAGTCTTGACCAACTAAACACTCCTAGTCATATCAGACACAAGCCATCCAAGGGCTCATATCGTTCAAACTGCCTCTCAAAGCCGAGATTTATTTGCGAAATGATGAATGAACTTAGAGAGCCATTAGTATGGCTTGACGTTGATACAATTGTTCATAAAGAGCTTGTTGTGTTTGATCAAATTCGTGATAGTGTTGACTTGGCTTTTGCGATGCCAAAGATTCCAACAAAAGAAGATAATACAATTGCATATCCAAAAGCATCACCAATTTTCTTGGCACAAACACCAAAGGCATATGAATTCATATACGCATGGATTGAAGCCAGCGAGCATGTGGAAAGAAATGCAAAAGTTGCATTTGACCATGAAATTTTGATACAGATATTCACAAAAATGTTGAATGAAAACACTGGAGTAAGAATGGGATTTTTGGGAATTCCATATTGCATGTGGCCTGGTAAAGATGTTGAGGGGATAGAACCGTATATAACTATGGGCTTGGCTGATGGAGAATCAAAAAGCAGTGTTTTGAAAACCATGGGATACGATGAAGAGTCAATCAAATTTCAGAGCCCAGGAAATAAATTTTTGGTAAACAAATGAGTTTTAAAATTATATCATACTTCTGTGACGTAGATCCAGGTGACACTTATTATAGCGATCATGCTAAAATGTTTATGAAAAATATGGATTCTTTAGGCATGGATTATCATGTCGAAGAAATTTACTCGATGGGTTCATATAGAGCTAATTGTCTTTTCAAACCAAGATTCATACTTAAATGCATTGAAAAGTTTAATTGTTCAGTATTATGGTTAGACATAGATAGCTATGTTCATAAAAAACTTGATATGTTTGAAAATATCGATTCCGATATTATATTTGCAACAAATAGTATTGATGAAAATGGAAATTTTATTCCAAAAGCTTCGCCAGTTTTTATCAATAAAACTGAAAATGGTTATAACTTTATAAAAAAATGGAATGAAAAGTGCGATTATTATTTGAATAATGACAAAAAGTTCTTTGATCACGAAATAATGTTAGAAGTTTTAAAAGAGGAAAAACTTGAAATAGCTCTTTTTGGATATAGATTTTGCTTATTTGCGGATAGCAATCATCCTGAACCAGATCCAGTGATAACTATGGGCATATCATCAGGTCCATCAAAAAATCAAGGTCTTAGAGATATGGGTCACAATAATCAGCTCATAAAAGGAAATTCTACGAGACAAACATACTATACTGTTAATGGTAAAATTAAATGAAAAATCTTTTTATTGAGTATATAAAAACAAGTAATGAACACAGACAGTCTGAATATGATTTTTGTCTTAAGAATAATACAAGGCTAAATTACTTCGATAACATTTATGTTTTGACTGAACATCGATTGCCTATTTTTTCGATGAAAACCATAAGTATTTTTCCTTATGGTGAGAGAACAAATTACCAGCACATATTTAACATGGCTGAGGCATCAAAACCAGGTGATTTGAATTTTATAGCCAATTCAGATATATTTTTTGATGATACCATTTCTCTACTAGATGATGTAGTTACAGAAGAGATAGCCATAGGTGTAAGTAGAACTTATCCAGAGGATGATTATTACTTCGTGAATGGATTTCATACCGATGGAAGAGCATCACCCGAGTCTAATGATGTTTGGTGCTGGCGTGGCAAGTGTAAGGTGAAAAATGGAGACTTTCCGATTGGATATTATGCTTGCGATGGAAGAATAATGAAGTGTTTTGAGGAAGCTGGATATAGAGTGTATAATCCAGCTAAAGACGTAAAGATTTGGCACAAACATAAATATAGGAGTGGTCGTATTCCATCCATGGTACCAGGTCCATATTGGGTTGGACCAGGTGAACATCACTCCATAAAGGATATATTATGAAATCAATCACACTTGTTGCAATTGATGGTATTGGCACAGAAACTACTAAGTATCAAGAAATATGTGAAAAAATAATTAAAAAATTTGGTTTTTTAAATATTAATGAAGTATTATTTATAACTGCAAATAAAAATTATTTTAATTCAAATTTTAATGTAATCTATACGGATAGACTTTATTATCTAGATTTAAATGTTTTACTATTTCAAAAATTAATAAATTTTTCAAATGGTGAATATTTTATGACTATTCAAACTGATGGGTATCCATTAAATGATAATTTATGGGACGATCAGTTTTTAAACTATGATTACATCGGAGCTCCTTGGCCGAAGGGTATGGGATGGACACCAGATGCCCCATTGGTGGGAAATGGTGGTTTTTCTATAAGATCAAGAAAATTATATGAAATCACTAAAAATATAACAGGATATGCTGATTATTTTAGAACCTATGGTGTCAATGAAGATGTCATGTTGTCTTTTAAATTGAGATCTTTTCTTGAGGAAAATAAAATTAATTTTGCTCCAGTAGACATAGCCTCGAGATTTTCAGTAGAAATTCCATTAAGTGATGATCATAATATCAATACAGCATTTGGTTTTCATGGGAAAAATCATCTTGAAAAACTTATAGAAAATAATGACAAAAGAATGCTTTAGTATGAATATTAATCAAAAATACAATTTTAAAATTAAATACGAGCAGTTTGGACTAGAAGTTCATGAGCACTATTTTGACGAGAGTGAATTAAAACTAATACTTCAGTTTGAAGAAAAAATTGTACACTTAAAACAACTAAAAAATAAACCATATTCGATGATTGAATTAGGTGCAAATCAAGCATATTATTCTACATTATTCAGCGCAATTTTGGGAAATGAAAACTGCATTAACATAATGGTCGAACCCCAGGATCAAATTATTAGAGGAATCGAAAATTTTAAGTTAAATAATTATGAAGGTATTTTCATAAAAAAGGCGATAGCCAATAACTTTGAAATGAGAAATAGAGTCGATAAAGTTGATTTTGATGTTGGAATTATAACTTTTGACGAAATACTAAAACTAGCCAGCATTGATTCTTGTGACGTTCTACATTGCGATATAGATGGTCATGAGCATAAATTAATCAACGATGAGGCATATTTTTTATCTAAAAATAAATTTAAGTATATTTTTCTATGCACTCATAGCACAGACACTCATCGGTACTGTAAAGAAAAATTAAAATCTTACGGCTATAGTTTATTATATGAAATCGATCCATCATCACCAAATTATACTCCTCATGTTAAAGGGGTTGGAGGTGAA